ATTGACAGCAATACAAAAGAAATTTCAGAGGCTTTGGACTACAACACTACAGCAGAAAAGTCAATTACAGACTATATGGATATTATCTCAAAAGAAATGCTTGGCATTAAAGAAAAAACAAGTCTTGAGAACAGTATGCTTCAGACTGAGAGTGAAATTAAATCCCTAAAGGCCTCAATTCGACAAATTGAAAAAGATATACAGTTTTACACGAATACAAACACATGCCCTTCGTGTTCACAAGAGATTACAGAAGAACATAAAACTAAGAAGATCTCTAGTTGCACCCTACAAAAAGAAAACACTGATACTAAAATTACAGATTTTATGAAAACGGTAGAAAAAATTGAAACTGCTATATCTTCCTTTTCTAAATCAGAAAAGAAAATTCAGGATTATCAGGACAAGGTTAAAACCCTACAGTCTGATATTACAGGCAACAATCAATATGTTGCAAAATTAAACAAACAGATCACAGATTTCAACACAGGTGATACCGACAGTATTCGCTCTGAAACCGATGAATTAAATAAAACCCTAGAAGAAGCAAAGGTTCTATTAGAAAATAAAAGATTGATTGAAGAGGACACATCATACTATGCTATTGCTGCTAACCTAATGAAAGATACTGGTATTAAGAGTAAGATTATTAAATACTATTTGCCTGTAATGAACAAAATCATTAATCAATACTTGGATCAGATGAGTTTCTTTGTTCAGTTTGAATTAGATCAATCGTTTACTGAAACAATTAAAAGTCGCCACAGAGATGTGTTTACTTACGCTAGTTTTAGTGAAGGCGAAAAGCGTAAGATTGATCTAGCATTACTTTTTGCTTGGCGTGAAGTGGCCAAGATTAAAAATTCACTTAATTGTAACCTTTTGGTGTTTGACGAAGTATTAGACGGAAGCCTTGATGATTCTGCTACAGAATGTTTCTTAAACATTCTTAAAACCTTCAAAAAGGATTGTAATATTTTTGTTATATCACACAAGTCAAAAGATATTTTACAAGATAAATTCAAAGACCACATAATGTTTATTAAGAAAAACAATTTTAGTAGGATAGCATAATGCCAAAACGTGAAGCATACGACAATAGCGAACCACAATGGATTCCATCATTTGATGAAGACATGATGAGTAATTTTATTCTTCGTCACTCTAATTGGTGCAATTTCAATTGGGACAAACAAGATTACAAAGAAAATACCCTAAATTATATTATCAAGGATAAACCCCTGCATAAAATTGTATCAGGTGTTAGTTTTATGAATAATGGATTCAGAACTATTGGATCATTTTGCAGAATGGCAGAAATGGGATTTCCTCTTTCAGATAAAATTAAACAAAAGATTAAAGAGGAAGTATCTGAACTAAAGAAACAAAAACAGGAAGTGGTTCAGGAAAATGTAAAGATTAGTATTCAGGAAAAAATTAAAGAAAGAATTTGTGATATTCTTGAAATGATAGAAGTTCGTGTAGACGAGTTTATTGAATGCTTGGTAAAGGATAAAAATTGCGCCTTTAACCCTTCAGCCTTATTTGCACATATTGGTGTAAAACCGGTTCATACTGCAAGAATTATTTCTTCATTTGAACCACGCGTAAAGGAAATTGAATCTGCTCTTGGTGGTGACGAGGAACTTATGGAAGGCTACTCGTTTTTAGGTAAGGTTAAACTTAAAAAATATCTAGAGTTTAACAAGGGTATTGTGGAAACCTGTAGAAGTATTGTTACAGACAAGCCCAAGCGCAAAAAGAAAAAGGTTAAGCCAGAAGTCGTGGTTAAGGGTCTAAAGTACCTAATTGAAGACACAACTCTAGGAATTCGTTCTATTGACCCTAAAACTATTTTAAATAAAAAGTCTTTAATAACATACAATACTAAAAATAAAAAATCAACCCTATTAGTATCTGACTACGGTCTTTCGGTTAAGGGCAGTAGTATTATTGGATTTAACCCTATTTTATCCACAACAAAACGAATAAAGGATAAAAAAACACTTTTCCCCTTGACAAAAGGAAATACTGGTGTACAATCTTACTTCAAGAGTATTAAATCTAAAGAATCTGTAGCAAAGGGCAGGATTAACAAGGATACACTTCTAATAGGAGTTCAATAATGATTTTAGTAGATAATTCACAACTGTTCTTTTCTTCTTTCTTTGCCCACAATCGTGAGCCAAGTCTAAACCTAAATGAGGAACTTGTTCGCCATACTTTAATTTCTGAATACGCAGATATCAATAAGAGATTCAAGAAAAAGTATGGCGAACTAGTTCTTTGTCAAGACGCTGGGAATTACTGGAGAACTGATGTATATTCGGGTTATAAGAAGGGTAGAAAAGAATTAAAGAAAACTGATACGGGAGTTGATTGGCAAAAACTTTATGACCTGTTTCATAATATAAAGAAAGAAATTGCTCAAAACTTGCCGTATCAAAATATTCAGGTGGCTAAATGTGAAGCAGATGATATTATTTTTGTGGCTTGCAAACACGCCCCAACAACAGAAAAGATCTTGGTGGTGTCTTCTGATAAAGATATGATGCAATTGTATCGTTATAAGAATGTAGATATATATAACCCAAGAAATTCTGCAATTACACCACGGCCAAGTGATGTAGAGGCTATGCTTATGGAACATATTATTAGAGGAGATGCCTCTGATAGTATTCCTAATATTCTAACTCCAACAAAAGATTATCTTTCAGGAATTAGACAAAAACCAATTACTAAAAAAAGATTATTAGATTTTCAAATAAACGGTGGTATGGATAAAAAAAATCTAGAAAGAAACCAACAACTCATAGATATGTCCTATATACCTATAGAGTATGAAGATAGGATTGTTGAAGAGATGGAAAAAGAATTTACACCAGACCGGTCTAAAATCTTTAATTACTTTGTTGAGAATAAAATGAAATTATTGATGGATTCAGTGCATAACATATAAAGGATATATTATGAAACAAACAGCATTACTTATTCCTGAAGTTTTTGATATGATACGAAAACAAGGGGACAACACAGAGGCAAAAATTAAACTTATGCAAGAAAATCAAACAGCAGCAATGCTTGAGGTTCTTCAGCGTGGATTTGGCGATCATGTATCACCATACGAAAAAGATTTTATCACTTATCGTCCTGATGATTCTCCACACGGATATCCGTATACTACCCTGTATAAAGAGTATTCTCGTATGGAATATTTTTATTATGGTCCAAAGTTTATTGAGAATCAAAAAATTCGTGAAAGAAAATTGATTGGCATTCTTGAATCTGTGCATTGGACAGAGGCTAATTTGTTAGAGAATATGTTTACTAAAAAATTGAGTGTTTACGGTTTAACAAAGGAAATTGTGAAAGAGGCATTTCCTAATTTAAAAATTTAAGGATATTATGGAAGAAAGAGAAACAATAAAAAATATGTTGGAAACATTTTCAACAGATACTCTAAAAATTGCATTAAATTTTGCTAAACAAATTAACGAACAAACAATCAATATGAATCCAGGTGTTGTTGATAAATTAACACAAAATCCAATTAAAACAGAATATGTTGACAGCGGTGTAGTTCCAATTCCAGAAAAAACAAATATTCTACAAAAGGCTACTTCAGCAGCCAAGGCTATTGTGTCTAAGGGTCTTACAGGAAAAAAAGCTCCTGATTTAACAAAAGCGTTGCGTGTTCTGAGTTGTCATGGTGATGATACATTTTCAGCGTGTCCTTATAGAGAGAATAGTGTTAAATATCCTAATTCTTTTTTTTGTGGGGCTTGTGGGTGTGGTGATAAGAATATAACTCAACTGGTTAATAGAACTGAAAATGATGGTAGTATAATGTATTCAAAATTGGATTTTCCTGATATTCAATGTCCACTTAAAATGCCTGGATTTAGAAATTATAGCGAAACTGAATTGGATTCCGAAGAAAATAAAAATTCTCGAAAGATTTATCTTGAAAATACTCGTGGTATCGGTTATATTAAGGAACATTCTTACATAAAGGTAGAAAAAAATAATGAAAACAGCAGAACAGAAAGTGAACAACCAAATGAGCAACCCAACCCAAACACTGAAAATCAGCAAAGCAACGATTGATATTCTAAAGAATTTTTCAACCATTAATTCTAGTATTCACGTTCCTGGTGGCAACACACTCTATACAATTTCTGCCACATCAAATATTGTAGCCGAAACAAAGATTGCAGAAGAGTTTCCTTCTAAGTTCTCTATCTATGACATGAGCCAGTTTCTTGGATCTCTGTCAATGTTTCAAGAACCGGAATTTGAATTTGAGGAAAAGTGTGTCTGGATTTACGATCAAAACGGTTCAAAGATTAAATTCTTTTTCTGTGAAGAAAAACTGTTGCCACAAATGAAACATCACGGTAAGAAACCTGCTAAGGCTAATACTGTTATCAAGTTTGATATTTCAGGAAAACAATTGTCAGATCTTTTCCGTATCTCATCTGTATTGAATGTAACAGATATTAATATTAATTTTACAGGAGAGAAATTGGAATTGGTTGTTAAGGATAAACAAAACACCTCTTCTAACTCTTACACAATTGATATTAAGAATTATACCGAGGTTGATGTTCCAAAAGGATTTTCTCCTCATATGAATGTAAATAATCTGAAGGTTGTTCCTGGTGATTATGGCGTTGAGATTGGCGAAAATAATGTTGCAATCTTTAAGAATAAAAATATAGATTTAACTTATTGGATTGCTTTAGAAATCAACACAAACTAAGGATTAAATGAAAACAGCAGAAAACTTTTTGTGGGTCGAAAAGTATCGACCCCAAACGATATCCGATTGTATTCTTACAGACAGCCTTAGTAAGTTGTTTCAAGGTATTGTGGAATCTGGTGAACTCCAAAATCTTTTGCTGTGCGGTGGCCCAGGATGTGGCAAGACCACAGTAGCAAAAGCGTTGTGCGATGAAATCCAAACAGACTGGATACTTATCAATTGCTCTGAAGACGGAAATATTGACACGCTACGAACAAAGATCCGTAACTTTGCAAGCACAGTATCTCTTTCAGGAAATCGTAAAGCAGTTATTCTAGACGAGTTTGATTATTCAAATCCGCAGAGTATGCAGCCGGCCTTGCGTGGTTTTATGGAAGAGTTCTCTACAAACTGTAGATTTATTATGACCTGTAATTATCATAATAAAATTATTGAACCTTTGCGTTCTCGTTGCACCAATATTAAATTTAATGTTACTAGTGATGAAAAGGTAAAGATTGGCACAAAATTCTTGGAAAGAATTAAATATATTCTTGATGAAGAGAGTGTTCAATACGACCCAAAAGTGTTAGTAAGATATATCATTAAATACTCTCCTGATTTTAGAAGAGTTATAAATGAGTTGCAGCGTTATGCTGTTGGTGGAAAGATTGATGCAGGTATTCTATTAGAATCAGGGGATCTACTGATTGAGCAACTGTTCAAATCAATGAAGGAAAAGAATTTTACAGATGTTCGTAAATGGGTTGCTTCTCACATTCACAATGATCCTGCTCACATCTTTAACAAGTTATACACGGCTTTGCCTGAATACCTAGACCCAAAAAGTGTTCCGGTTGCAATCCTAACTATAGCCGACTATCAGTACAAGTCTGCGTTTGTAGCGGATCAAGAAATCAACACAACAGCCTGTATTCTACACCTTATGATGGAATGTGAATGTAAATGAGTCTGTTTGATTTTCTAAATTCTATTAATTCGAGTAAAAAAGTTAATCTTTTCTCTGCAGGAAGACCTGAGAAAGACTATAACACATTTATTATTAATAGAACTCTTTCATATCATTCAGACACAATAATGCACGCAAACGAATTAAATCAGCGTCCTTTTATACCTAAAGCATCACAATACGAATATTACTTGGGTATGGTCCGACCCCGCAAGCGTTTTGCTAAATGGGCTTCAAAAGTGTCTAATCCAAGCGCACTATTGGTAAAGGAGTATTACGATGTTTCCCTGCAAAAAGCCCTAGAAATGGTGAAACTTTTAACTAAAGAACAGTTAATGCAGATAGAATCTGAACTAAATAAAGGTGGAACCTAATATAATATTTTTATAAATATTAGTGTAATTTTGAATTATACTAGTAACGGGAAATATTATGGAAAACATTGACGATCTGGTCGCCTCTTTTTTAGAGGTTAAATTAAAAGTAGATGATGACTTTTTAAAGATAAAAGAAACCCTAACACGCATTGGGGTGTCTTCAAAAAGAGAAAACGTTCTTTACCAGTCGTGTCACATTCTTCACAAAAAAACTCACTACTATATTGTTCATTTTAAAGAATTATTCATGTTGGATGGTTTGGAATCTGATATTTCCGAGCAAGACATTGGCCGCCGAAACACAATTACAAAACTCCTAGAGGAATGGGGTCTACTAACCGTTGTTAACAGGGAAAAAATGGAATCTATTCTGACACCACTAAGCCAAATAAAAATTTTGCCGTTTAAAGAGAAATCTGAGTGGCAATTGGTGCCTAAATACCATATAGGAAAGAGGCACTAATGTCGGCAGGAATATACGATATACAAACAGAACACGGTGTTGATTACACACTGACAATGGACTACCTTAATAGTTCTAATGCTGTTATTAGTTTAAGCGGAAAAACTTTAACTTTTTCTGTTAAGCGTTCCTATATTTCTATGCAGGGTGATTATTTTACCGTTAGTACAGCCGCAATAACAGAGGGTGTTTTGCCGTTTCCTGATTCTGATAATATATACGGAACAATTACTGGATCAAGTGGTGGTGTTATAACTTTAACTATTCCTTCCCTAACAATGACACAAGTACTTCCTGGAATATATTACTATAGTTTGCGTATGACAGGTACTACCGAAGAAGTTATATTAAGGGGAAAATTTGAAGTAGAGGGTTTCTAATGCAAAATAAACTTAAAATCAAATTTTCTTTACCGAATATTGTCACTATTGTTAGAACACAAAAAAATAGAATAAAAATACAAAAAGCCCAGGAGCAGACTGCTATAGTTCTGACAAATTAAATGGCAACAGTAGGACGAAATAACAATGGAACTCGTATCATTACTCGAAAGGGGATTTTTGAATCTCAAGCAGCATATGATGCAATTTACGGAATTAAAACACCACCAGAACCGGTTATTAGTGATTTTATTAAAGTAATAGACGGAAAAATAGTTGTTAATTCTGATGTTACACTTAACGGAAATCTTACTACCGGTTCTATAACAAATACTATTATTGGTGATATACAGGACACTATAGGTGGAGCAAACACTGATGTGTGGTCAAAAGATGATGCAATCCCAACAACTATAGGTGGAATAGCGTCTGGAACTGTTGGTCAAACGCTAGACGGTTTAACTGCAATACAAATACTAGAAAAATTATTGTATCCGTATCAAATTTTATCATTTTCAGGTTTTAGTGTAAACTTGCCTATTTTTCAAACAGTTAATACAGTCGAGGTTGGAACTACTAGTGCGGCTGGTCCATACACCTCTACTTGGGGATTTAATAATGGTTCCAACCTAACAGCCAATTCTATTAGTATAACCGGTTTAACCTCTTTGGCTAGTTCATTGAGTGGTAATACTTCATCTGTAACGCATCCAGTTTATTCCTATAATACTCCAACAAATCTTACATTTACTATTAGTGCAAACCAGACTACTGGTGGTGCTGTAACTAGAACACAGACTTATTCTTGGCGCAAAAAGATATGGTATGGTAAATCAAACTTAACAGCCCTTCCCACAAGCGCAACATATTCAGATTTTTCTAGTTTTTCCTCTATATTTACACAGAATCTAACAAGTGTTTCTTCTGCAAATTATTCGTTTGTGGCTACACCATCCGATGATCAATATGCGTATATTATAATTCCTGCAGATAGTTCATATTCAAAAATTATAGATAATGACACAAGTTTTCCTTTTGCATATTTATCCCCAGTAAATATAACAATAGTTAATAGTTTAGGTGTTTCACTTCCTTATAAATATTATAGATCGAGTACAGCCCATACATCTGCACTTATATTAGCAGCAGGAGTTTAATTATGGCTAAAATAGATGGGAGTGTTGGAATTACTGGAATAATTGCCCCAAAGGATGAAGCAGATTCCTACGCAGTAACAGACCCTAAATACGGTCTTGGTGGTCTTAGAACTGTTGCAGATTTAGCGGAAATGTACGCAATACCGTTTGGGCGTAGGCAGATTGGAATGGTTTGTTATGTGACTGCTTCTGGGGTATACTATAGTATGCTAACGGTTGGAACTGATGGTACTCCCACTACAGACGCAAATTGGGCTGTTTTTGTGGGTGGTGGTGGTGGAGATATTGATTCCGGAACATATTGATTCTTATAAATACTGACACACTCTTAAAACTCTTCAAGGAAACCTAATATGGCAAGTCCAAAAATTCAGATTAAACGCGGCTCAACCACTCCTCTAGTATCTGATTTTAGTGCAGGTGAACTTGCGTTAAATACAACAGCCAATACTCTATTTGCTCAAAGTGGTAGTTTAACCGCAGCAACGGCTCTTGCAACCGCCAGTACCTTTACTATTGGTAGTGTTACTAGTAGTGTAAGCTATTTGGGTGTGGTGGGCTATAGTGCAACAATGACTACAACAGCATCAAATTCTGGTGTTGCTGTTGGTGATATTTTAAAGGGTACAAACGGATCTCCTGGTGCTTTTCCTGCAACTCAATGTATAGTTACTGCTATAAGTACAAGTCCATTTCTAACACTAACTTTTTGGTCTAGTTCTACCCCAACTGCAGGAGTAGTAACCCTAGTTACAAGAACAACACCTTTAAAATGGGTTGGTGCTGAAATTGAAAACACTTTAACGGTTACAAATTATAATAAATTAGTCACACAAGCAGGAATTGCTGCATATATTACAGGATTGGGTTACGGTAACGGTAGTGGTGACATGTTATTAGGCACAACACAAACCGTAACTGCTGCTAAAACATTTAATAGCGGAACACTAAAGTACGCTGGTTCTACTTCAGGAACAACTATTCTTAATGCAAGTGCTGTTGCCGGAACAACAACTCTAGTTCTACCTGATTCATCAGATACTCTTGTGGGCAAAGCAACCACAGATATCTTAACAAATAAAACACTTACCACACCAAAAATAGCACAGATTAATGATACAAACGGTCTTGCAGTTTTGAAAACTGGTACTACTGCTTCTGCGGTAAATGAAGTTACTATTACAAATAGTGCAACACTAACTGCTCCTCATGTTTCCGCAACAGGAACTGATACAAACATCAGTTTACATCTTGCACCAAAAGGCACAGGAAAATATGTTGTTGTTGAAAATGGTACAGATGGCACAAAACAACTTGCCTTTGGAGTAGCAGGAGCCACTACAGCAACCACAACATTTTTGAATGCAGCACAGACTGCAGATAGAACTATTACTCTACCTGATGCATCAGATACTCTTGTGGGCAAAGCAACTACGGATACCTTAACAAATAAAACACTTACTAGTCCAGTAATAACCACTTCTCTTACGACTGGATCTGCATCATTTGACCTTATTAACACAACCGCTACAACAGTAAACTTTGCTAAAGCAGCCACTACTCTTTCTATTGGTGCTACAACTGGTTCAACAACAACTCTTAACAGTGCTGAAGTTGTTGTTACTGGAAATCTTACGGTTAACGGAACAACAACGACAATTAATTCCACAACTCTAACTGTAGACGATATTAATATTGAATTGGGTTCTGTTGCATCACCATCAAACGTAACAGCAAACGGTGGTGGTATTACTCTTAAAGGTGCCACAGACAAAACTATTATTTGGGATAGTACAAACTCTAATTGGACTTCAAGTGAAAACTGGAACATTGCATCAGGCAAAGAGTTTAAGATTAATAACGCTTCAGTCCTAAGTGGATCAACACTTGGATCCGGTGTTACTGCATCAAGTCTTACATCAGTAGGAACATTAACTGGCCTTACGGTTAGTGGTACTAATGTCGGTGGTATTAGTTTTACTAAAACTGGATACCATACTACAAACTCTGCAGTAACTATTTACAACAATAATGCGGGGAGCACAAACGGTAGTGGCGTATCGGCACCACCAACATTAGTATTAAAAGCCAATCACGATTTAAACGGACCTTCGTTTGAAAACGTAATAAGATTTGAAAATTCTACTAGTGACATTGGACAAATTGGTATTGATAGCTCTAGTACATTTTTCTTTTCTGCAACGCGTGGAACAAGAAATTTTTCTGTAACTTCAGCTGGAGCTGTTGCAGATTGCACAATTGATTGTGGAAACTACACTTAAAATGATATATATACTCTAAAGGAGATTTAATTATGAGTGACGAGATAAATTATAATGAGACAGTGGTGATACCTTTTCTTCAAAAAAAGTTTCAAGAGTTAACTAACCAGAACCTAGTTCTAGAGGTTAATCTTTTAATTGAGCGTCAAAAAAATGCGCAATTAGAAAAAAATCTAGAAGAGGCTGTTTCTAAATTGGGAAAAGAAGATAAAAAAAAGAAAAAGGGTGAAGCACAGGTTCTAGACGCTAGTACCTATTAATCTTCTGAATTTATATTATGGCAAATCCGTTAATAAAATTAAAACGAGGAACGACTAGTTCTCCTACTTTATTTCCAGGTGAAGTAGCGGTTAATACTAGTTTAAAACAATTATATGTTGGTTTGGGTGATGGTAGTGGAGGCGCAGCCACCACAAAATTTGTTTTAAAACCACAAACAATTGTAATTGTTAGCGAAATCCCTGAGACGGTTGTTGAATTGCTTATTGCGTCTGAATATAGCGGAACTATTAAACCATCTGAAACTTTTAGCGCAAATAGAAATTTTTTATTGCCAAATTGTAATGGAACTTTTATAACAACAGGAAATTTAGGGGATATTAGTGTAATAGACGGTGGCACGTTTTAAACCCAATATTTTTTGATATAGGGAATTATTGTATCGTATAAATACATGAGATCTAAAAGGAAATACTAAATGGCAACAATTAAAGTAAAACGCGGAGCATCAGACACAACAGGCACACTTGCTGCAGGTGAACCTGCTTTCAACACATCCGCAAAGAAATTGTGGATGGGTTATGATGACACGAACAAGGTTTGGGTTGGTGCTGAAATTGAAACGGCTCCTGGGGATTGGACTTCTGCCACAAAACTTGCCACACAATCTGCCGTGAATACAAAATTTGCTCCTCTGGCTAGTCCAACATTTACAGGAACTGTAACTTGCTCTGACTTAACAGTTAACGGAACAACAACCACAATTAATTCCACAACCCTAACTGTAGACGATAAAAATATTGAATTGGGTTCTGTTGCAACACCAACAAACGCAACCGCAGACGGTGGTGGTATCACTCTTAAGGGTGCTACAGATAAAACTATACTATGGGATACTACAAACTCTAATTGGACCTTAAGTGAAGACGTAAACATTCCAACAGGCAAAGTGTTTAAGATTAATAACGCTTCTGTCTTAAGTGGAACAACTCTTGGATCCGCTGTTGTGTCCTCAAGTCTTACATCTGTAGGAACAATTGCTACAGGTACTTGGCAGGGCACTGCTATTGCTGATACCTATATTGCTTCTGCAACAACTTGGAACACTGCATCCACTGATCGTCTTAAGTGGGACGGTGGAGCAACTGGACTTGTTGCGGCTACTGGTCGCTCAAGTCTTGGTCTTGTTATAGGCACAGATGTTCAGGCGTATCATGCAACACTTCTCGCTGTTGCAAATGCAACTTACGTGGGTGTTAATACTATCACTACTCTAGGCACTGTTACAACAGGAACAATTGACGGTGGAACTTATTAAAATATGGAGTGAAAACTTTAGATTATGGCTGCTACGATTAAAACAAAAATAAGAACGACTACTGGTGGAACCGCTTCAACAACGGCAGGTGAACTGTGTGTAAACACATTTGATAAAAAGATTTTTATCGGTGATGGTGCTGCTTCTGTAGACTTGTTTGGAAATCTTGCCACAACAGCAGGAAAACTTTCACAGTTTGCTGCTACAACTTCCGCAGAACTTGCAGGTGTCGTATCCGATGAAACAGGATCAGGTGCGTTGGTTTTTGGCACATCACCCTCAATTTCAACACTAGCAATCTCTACAACAGGCGGGGTAAATAAAACTGCTGCTATTAATATGGCATCAGGTGTAACTGCTACCAACTCAGTTCTATCGTCAATTACTCTTAATGCGTATAATGCTGATCCTCTTGGTGCTCCACCAGCTCCTTTTACAAAAACGGGTTATATTACTTGCGATTCTTCCTATGATTTAAAACTAGGAACTGGTTACGATTCTTATATATCATTTGAAGGAAATGCTGTATCAATTGGTGATGTTGCAGGAGCAAACGGTGGTGGAGTAATTACAGTTGATGGTCCTGATTCTGGCTACATTAGTCTTAATGCAACTAATATTACACTTATTGGAGCCACTGGTACTGCTCTTTTAGAAATAAGCGGTAATGGTCGGATTATAAACATTGGAGATATAGAAGCATGGAATGATTCAGTTATGTTTTCTGTAAATATACAGTATAATATTATAACTCTTACTAATGCCAATAATGTAAATATAGAAACTAGTTCTTTAAAACTAGAAACTACAACTCCTGCGGCAGGAAAAGTCTTGACTTGTATGGATGATATTGGTACAGCATCATGGGAAACACCCACATCAGGAACACCAGATTATGTTTTATTTAATTTAGGAATCATTTAACAAAAAGGAAACTTCGCAATGGCAACAACAGCACAGTATACAGCACAACCAATCATAGAAGGTTTTGCATCCGCAGCAACAGCAGATACGTCTAGATCCAATCCAACAACATCATCAACAGCACTGTGTGCAGGACCAACCGTTGCTGCAGGAGCGGGTGTAGGTAAAAGAATCCTACGAGTAACTGTAAACGAAATCAATGCAGTTGGTGCAAATACCGCAGGTGTTCTTAGATTTTGGGTTTCTTCAACTGCTGGTGGAACAAAATATTTGCTTTGTGAAAAAGCAGTTCCCTCAACAACATCCACTACTACTTCAGGTGGTTGGCGAACAGAAGTTCCTGAATTAGTTGGTCTTGTTCTGCCTGGAGCAGCATCATCGCCTCCAACACTCTATGTGTCTTCACAGACTGCAACTGCCTACCATATTGTAATTGAATCAGGTCTTTTATGAATCAAGGTATATTTGGTTTTCCTCCCGCACTAGGTGGTGTGGTACTCAGCACTACACAAATTGATGTGAGCGGCACTTATCGTATTGCACCAGGAACTAAACAATTAATTATATACGCAGTTGGTGCAGGCGGTGGTGGTGGAGCAGGAGGCAAGCAAGCATCAGGAGTTGCACAAAGTGGTGGAGCTTCAGCATCAGGTGGTGCACAATTCCTTCAAGACTTTAATGTGGAAGATTTGGGTGGTGTAAATATCACTCTTTCTATTGCTATTGGAGCAGGTGGGCTTGCAGGTGCAACAGCAGGAGATACTGCTGCAGGTGGCGCAGGTGGTGCAGGTGGTGCAACTACAATTACACCAACAGGGAAAATAGGAACTTTAATTCATTGTCCTGGAGGTGCTGGAGGAGCAGGCGGAAGTACATCAACTTCCGTTGCTGGCGCAGCAAGACAGGGATTTTTTTATCAAGTAAGTACTTCTCATCTAATTGGGGGAGGATGTGTTGCATCCACTGGTACTCCTGCTAATACTAG